GTACAGTTCCGCTTATTTCCCAGGCTGGTAAGAAGGGAGGTAAGAAACTCAGTCAGAAAAACCAGTCGAACTCAATCACAACCAATGATGAGTATGGGTCTGGGATTATTTCCAAACCCGCCGCTGTGTTGGCGAAGGCTGCAGGCGTGTTGGCGGATTTACCGCTGATTAGGCCTTATGCTCTAGCTACACAAATGGTCGCTGGTAAAGTGGGAGAGGTTGCGAAGATTTTCGGATATTCGCGCCCTTCCGTGGTCTCGGACATTCAGTTGTTCAAGCCCAATCCCACTGGTAATTTTACCAATGTTGACGCCGCTGATGCTGTTCACAAGCTTACGCTTGATAGTAAGGCGGAGATCACAATTGATTCCAGAGTCGCAGGACTTGATGGTGTCGACCAAATGGGCATTTTAGATATTGCTATGAGAGAGTCTTATTTGACTTCTTTCAATTGGTCGCCGGATGAAGGTCCCGATACACTTCTTTGGAACAGTCGAGCAACACCCATGTTGTTTTCGACGTTGGATGCTGAAATTCATCCGACACCTATGGCTATGCTTGCTCAGTGCTTTAATAACTGGCAAGGTTCAGTGCGTTTTAGGTTTCAGATTGTTAAGTCTGATTTCCATAAGGGACGTTTGCTGATCCGGTATGATCCGAATAGTCATGGAGCCGCAGTTGAGTATAATACCAACTATTCCAGAGTGATCGATATCGCAGAGGAAGACGATTTTGAAATTGTCGTCGGTTGGGCGCAGGCAGCGCCTTTCCTCCAATGTGGTACGATGGAAGGTCCCATCAATTATGGTGAGACCCGGCTCGCACTTACCCAGGGACTGGTTAACGGTATCCTGGAGGTTGATGTTTTGAATGATCTCGTGTGTCCTGCTGAGGATGCACCGATCAGCATTAATGTTTTTGTTTCGATGTGCGAAGATGCTAAATTTGCCGCACCTACGAATTCAAAGCTCAACTCTCTCCATGTTTTCCCTCAACAGACGCCTGTGGCGCTTACGTCGCAGAGTGGTACCATGGGAACTGAGAACCCTACTAATACGGACACTGACCGTCCGACTGGATCGAATGCTTTGCAGACGATTGCGTCGATGAATGACGAGTCCGATAATACGTATGCGGTTTTCTACGGAGATCCTCCCACAACTATTAGAGAGTTGTGTAAGAGGTATTGTCACACCCGCACCTGGGTAACGGAACTTCCGGCCGAAGGTGTAGCAGCTATTGATAATCTGCTAAATAAGGATGCTCCTTACCAATCTGGTTGGGATCCTGAGGGTATTGACGTGAGTGAGGTAGATGGTACCACCCCACTCAACATTGTCCGTAAGGACTTCGCCTCCTGGTGGAGTCCCTGTTATGCGGGCGTCAGGGGAGCTAGACGTAAGAAATATTTGTTTAGCTCGAGGTCTGGATCTAATCCGAC